ACATTGACCCATATGCGACAACTGACTATGTAACTGTTGGTTACAAAGGCACAAACGCATATGACGCTGGTGTATTCTACTGTCCATACGTGCCGCTGACTATGGTACGTGCGGTTGGTGAAGATACCTTCCAGCCAAAGATTGGCTTCAAGACTCGTTACGGCATGGCTGCTAACCCATTCGTTGATGGTGCTATCAGCAACAATGGCCTTGGTAACGTTAAGTCCAACCAGTACTACAGAATCTTTAGAGTTGCTAACATTCTCTAATCTTTGAAGATTACTGTATAACAATAAAAGTGTTATAAATACTAGGGTAGATCGAAAGGTCTACCCTTTCTTTTTGGGAGAAATTAATGCCACTTACTGACAATATTAATTACTTACAGCCAACTGGATTTAAAGTTGTTATTGACAGAGAGAATTATCCTAACTTGGAATTCTTTGCACAGTCAGTAAGTCACCCAGATGCAAATCTTGGTGCGCCTGCAATGCCGTTTAAAAGAATTGATAATGTAGCATTTCCTGGTGATACAATTTCATATTCTGAGCTTTCTGTTTCTTTTATTCTTGATGAAGATATCAAGTCATATACAGAAATCTATGAATGGTTAGAACGATTAGTAAATGATGAACATATCAATGAAGGTCCAAGATCAAGTAGAAACAATCCAAAAATACCAAGTCAAGCAGATATTTCTGTTTCTATTTTGAGCAGTCACAGTAATCAAACAAAAAGAATTCTTTACAAAGGCTGTACACCAACTTCTTTGAGTGGACTAGAATTAACTGCTATTGCATCTAGTGTAGAATACTTAACCTTTAATGTTACTTTTGCATTTACAGGCTTTGAATTTAAAGAATAATATGTTATAATATATGCAGTTTAAACCTGCAAGGATTTGATGATGAAACTTGACCTGAATAGCATTCTAAAGATGTGGCAAGATGACTGTGAGATTAGCGAATTTAATCTAGATGAAGCATCTAGACAGACGCCATCTCTACATGCCAAATATCTTGAATTAAGATCACTCACAAAAGTTAAACTTGTAGCAGCCGAGAATGAGCAGAAGATTCTTCTCAAAGCAAAATGGCTTTACTACAACGGTAAAATGACCGAAGAAGATATCAGAGAAAAAGGCTGGGAGTTTGATCCCTTTAAAGGACTAAAAGTTCTAAAAGGTGAGATGAATTATTACTACGATGCTGATACAGATATTCAGAAGTCTGAAGAAAGAATTCAGTATTTTAAAACTGTACTAGATACATTGGATGAAATTATTAATAACTTGAAATGGCGACACTCTACAATCAAAAACATGATTGATTGGCGTCGTTTTGAGGCTGGCGGCTAGATGAGTAATTTCACATTTGAATTTTACAATTTTAAGACCGACCTTGAAAAGTTTAAATTTAAGTTTGATGGATACGAAAAATTATCATCATGTTATGGAGAAAGTGCCCAAGATTTATTTGTTATTACTGTTTTAAAAGGAAAGACTGATGGAAACTATCTAGAATTGGGTAGTCGTGAGCCAATACAACAAAGTAATACATATATGCTTGAAAGAGATTTTGATTGGAAAGGCATTAGCTTTGATATTGATGAGACGTATTTTAAAAAATTTAACAAAGTTAGAAAAAATAAAACATATTTACAAGACGCTACAACAATAAAATTTGATAAGTTTAACATTACACATTTTGATTATATTAGTTTAGATATTGATTGCCCAGATAATGCATTTTTAGCTTTGACGAATATACTTAAACAAAACATAACATTTTCAGTTCTTACATTCGAACATGATGCACACAAGGGACAAACTGGAATTAAAGTAAGAGAGAAAGTAAAAGAACTACTAAGTAAAATAAATTGTAAAAGAATAGTCAAAGGTGGATTGACAACTAAAGTTGATCATGAAGACTGGTTTGTTAATTCTAAGTATGTTGATATAAATTGGGCATATAAATTAGAATATGATCTGAATTGGCTAGTTGATATAAGAAGATCGAGTGGTGTTAAACATTTTTTCTATTATTAAAAAGTAAAAGGTGAGGCATATGGCATTATTTGTAGATGAGGACTTTGTTTCTCATGCGGGTTTGAGTTTATCATGGAAAATTGAAATGGATGCACTTTATGAGAGTGATTGGCGCTGTCTCGCAAAGATGATTCTTGAATATGAGAAACGTCCATTTCGCAAAGCAGTGGGTATCCCTAGAGGCGGTAAACGTCTTGGTGATATTCTAAATGAATCTGCAACAAATAATCCAGATGATCCTGTTTTGATTGTTGATGATGTATATACGACTGGAACAAGTTTCAGAGATTTTATTGAAGAAAATTATGCAGACGATAATGTCATTTGCTGGACTGTGTTCGCTCGAAATAAAATTTACAAACGACATATCAACGCACTGTTTCAAATGCCACCTAAGCCTGAATAATGTCTGACTTAGTAGTTAAGCAAAAAAACTATTCTGCGTTACAAATTGAATGCGAGCCTCATGTTGCAAGTGAATTGACTGACTTCTTTTCATTTGAAACACCAGGCTACAAATACATGCCTGCCTATAAGAATGGTAGATGGGACGGGAAAACACGTCTATTTAATTCTAGAAACAATGAACTGCCTGTAGGTCTTTGGGAATACTTGCAAGATTTTGTATCTCCTCGCAACTACACTATTGGTGTAGAAAGAGATGATGTTTATGGGACACCCGATTCTAAACTCGCTGTTAGGCCTTTAGATGTCTATAAGTTTATTCAGAAACTGAACTTGCCTTTTGAAGTAAGAGAATATCAGTTTGATGCTATTTGTCAAGCCCTACAGTCTAGACGAATTATCTTATTATCACCTACAGGCTCTGGTAAGTCTTTGATCATTTATGTTCTGATGATGTGGTATCTAGAACACTATGACAAACGTTTGCTCATTGTTGTTCCTACACTCTCTCTTGTGCAACAGATGTTCTCTGACTTTGATGAATATGGTCTTGATGCGGATGCAGTTTGTCACCGTATCTATTCTGGTATGCCTAAGAATGATATTCCACAAAGAGTTTTCATTTCTACATGGCAGTCAATTTATAAACTGCCTAGTACTTGGTTTGAACAGTTTGGATGCGTCTTTGGTGATGAAGTGCATGGCTTCAAAGCAAAGTCTCTCAGTGGTATTATGAATAAATCTAGAGAAGCTGAATTTAGATTTGGTCTGACAGGCACACTAGATGGAACACAGTGCCATAAACTTGTATTAGAAGGTCTTTTTGGTAGAGTATATAAAGTTACAACTACCAAAAAGTTAATGGACGCAGATACACTTGCAGAGCTTAAAATTAATATTCTCAGACTGCGGTATCCAAGAGAAGTCTGTAGAGACATTATAAATAGTAAGGATTACCATTATGAAATTGACTACATTGTAGGAAATATTAAGCGTAATCGACTGATCAAAAACTTGGCTGTAGCGCAAGAGGGCAATACACTGGTTTTGTTTCAGTATGTTGAAAAGCATGGCAAAATACTTTTTGATTTGATCAAGAACAAAGTGGATGAGAATAGAAAGGTATTTTATGTCTCTGGCGAAGTTGATGCTGAACTAAGAGAAGAAATCAGAAAGATCGTTGAAAAAGAAGAAAACGCTATTATTGTTGCTTCGCTGGGCACTTTTTCAACAGGTGTAAATATTAAAAATCTACACAACATCATCTTTGCATCACCATCAAAGTCTCAAGTAAAAGTTTTACAGAGTATCGGAAGAGGATTAAGAAAATCAGAAAACGGCAAGCACACTACATTGTATGATATAGCTGATGATATGCATGTGGATAAAAAGAAGAATTATACTTTACTTCATGCACTTGAACGAATGAAAATTTATAAAAGAGAAAAATTCGATTACAAAATTCATGAGGTAAAGCTATGAATAACAACGAAATTAAAGTTATTAAATTTGTCAGTGGAGAAGAAATTGTTGCTCGTATTCAACTAAGCGAGCCCGATAGTGTTGTGAGCTTGTCAAGTCCGTATGTTGTGCAGTTAAGTGAAGAAGGACTAGCTTTGTTTCCTTGGATTCTAGCAGCGGATTATTCTGAGCATGTCAATGTATCTGCTATTTCAATTGTTTCTATCGCTAATCCAAAAGAAAAGATTATTGAAGGTTATAATAATGTGGTGAGAACTGATGCTGTCGAAGAAAGCGCAAAAGACTTTGAAGATGAATTGTATGAATCTATGAATATGACTCTCCATTGATTGATATATTCTACCCCCGCACAGAAGAACTGTATTATATACATAAAAATAAACTTTGTCAACTAAATAAATGTATTGACTTTTACATCTCTTTTTAATATAATATGTGATACTTTAAAAAACTTAAAGGCATTGTAATGGCACGAAAACCAAAAGACTATATCAATAATAAAATGTTCTCAGAAGCTGTTTTTGAATATGTTAAACAGTGTGATGAATATAGAAAAAATAATAAAGATACTCCTATGGTAACTGATTACATTGCCTTAGGGTTCAAACAGATTGCTGAGGGTTTGGCTCGCAGCCAAACTTCATTGGTTATTCATATCGTGAAGAGATGATTATGGATGCTATTGAGAATTGCCTGAAAGCAATTAAAAATTATAACATTGAAGCTGCTACACGTTCTGGTAATCCAAATGCATTTGCATATTTTACTCAGATAAGTTACTATGCTTTTTTGAGACGTATTGCAAAGGAAAAGAAGCAGCAAGATATTAAAGAAAAGTATGTGGATGTTACATATTCACAAGACTTGTACACTGATCATGTATATGCTGGCGCAGAGATGGGTCATATTACACATGCTGCTATTGAAACTATGCGCCGAAAGTTAACTGAAAATGAAGAGTTGACAGATGATGAATGGATTGATATAGAAACAGACTTACCAAAACGTAGAGTCAAGAAGAGTAATGATTCAGACTTATTGGAGTTTTTATGAAGAGATATTCACTTAAAGGATTTATTGAGGTAGTTGAAAGAGCAGATATTGTCTATGGGCAGGTAACACTTAATGCCGCAGATAGAATCCCTGCTCGTATTAAAAAGAAGACTCTTTTGGAAAGTCTCAAAGCAATTAAGAATCCTTCCCTTTATCAAGAAGAAATTGGATACTATGGTGATTTTGTAATTGACCATAAAGGTCGCAAGATACTAAAGGTGCTATAATGACAGACGATATTTTTGACTTCGGATTTACCGCAGTCTCAGAAGAAGAATTAGAAGTTGTCCAGAAGACTGCTGCAAGCGCAGAAGAAGCTGCTGCTACAGCAACGTCTTATGAAGACAAGCTAAACAGACTCTACAATGCCATCCTACCTCTCCTGTCTAATCTCAAGAAAAATCCTGAGAAAGACTACATCTATTGGCCTAATCGGACAGATAAGGTTGAACAATTTGAGGAGCTAATTGCTAGTATTATAAAATGAAAATTGCCATCTTGAATGACACCCATATGGGTATTCGTAATGCTTCTGATATCTTTCTAGATAATGCAGCAAAATTTTATGATGAAACATTCTTTCCATATCTGAAAGAACATAATATTAAACAGATTGTGCATCTTGGTGATTATTATGACAATCGAAAGGCTATCAATGTCAAGTCTCTTTACCACAATAGAAAGCACTTTCTTGAGCCTTTACGACAACTCGGTATTAGTATGGATATCATCCCTGGTAATCATGATACTTATTTTAAAAATACCAATAATCCAAACTCTCTCAAGGAGCTCCTCGGCTTCTTTGTCAACGAAGTTGCAATTATTGAAAAACCGACTGTCATCAAATACGGATCAATGAACATGGCTTTGCTGCCATGGATTTGTGCAGATAATGAGCAAGAGTCATTAGACTTTATTAAGAACTGTGATGCACAAATGCTTGGTGGTCACTTAGAGCTTAACGGTTTTGAGATGCAAAGTGGTATCATGAGTGATCATGGTATGAGCGCAAAGGAATTTAGTCGTTTCAAAGCTGTGTTCTCTGGTCACTATCATACAAAGTCTTCAAAGGGTAATGTACATTACTTAGGCTCTCAGATGGAGTTTTTCTGGTCTGACTGTGATGATAAGAAGTATTTTCATGTTCTTGACACAGAGACACATGAGCTAACACCTGTTCGAAATCCACATACACTTTTTAAGAAAGTTATGTATGATGATACTATGGATGTTGTAGATGAGAATGTTACAGGTAAGTTCGTCAAAGTGATTGTGAAAAATAAAACTAATCCTGAGTTGTTTGAAAAGTTCTTGGACAAGTTACAAGAGCAAGAGACTCATGATTTGAAGATCGCAGAAAATTTTAGTGATGTTCTACCTCTTAATGAAAAAGTTGAAATTTCGGTTGACGATACACAGGTTTTGTTAGATGATTATATTGACGCAACAGAAACTGATTTGGATAAAAGCTATCTGAAGCGCCGCATGAAAGATATATACATGGAGGCACAAAGCCTAGAGGTTTTATAATGATTATTTTCAAGAAGGTTCGATGGAAAAATTTTCTATCAACTGGAAATTTTTATAATGAGATTGATCTAAATGATAATAAAAATACTCTGATCGTTGGTACAAACGGCTCAGGTAAGTCTACTATGCTAGATGCACTCTCATTTGGACTATTTGGTAAACCATATCGGAACATCAATAAGCCACAGCTGGTAAACACAGTTAATAGTAAAGACTGTGTAGTTGAGGTAGAGTTCTCTATTGGGCCAAGTGACTACAAAGTTATCCGAGGCATTAAGCCAAACATCTTTAAGATTTTTAAAAATGATGAAGTTATCAATGAGAGTAGCCACTCAAAAGAGTTTCAGAAAATTCTTGAGCAAAATATTCTCAAACTGAATCACAAATCTTTTAATCAGATTGTTGTGCTGGGCTCATCTTCATTTATTCCTTTTATGCAGTTGACTACAGGTCAGCGCAGAGAAGTTATTGAAGATTTGCTTGATATTAATGTATTCTCAAAAATGAATAGTATTATTAAAGATCATGTCAGCAAAACTAAAAGTGATATTCTAGATAAAGAATATGAAATTTCTATTATCAAGAATAAGATTGATGTTCAGCGAAAGTATATTCATGATATCAAAAGCCTTAATGATGAGAAGCTGCGTGAAAAGCAAGATGAGATTGAAGAGCAACGCAGACTGATTAAATCAACTCAAGAGAAATCTGAAGAGCTTCAGAAAGAACTTGAAGAGAAATATACAAACATTGAAAAAGAATTGGCAGCTTCTGAAGAGTCTTTTCAGAACTATCGTATGCAGAAGTCTGCGTTTAAACAGGAGTTAGTTGGCCTTGTTGAACAAAGCAAGTTCTTTCAGGAAAATGACGTTTGCCCGACTTGTACCCAAGAGATTGATGCGACTATTAAAGAACAGAAAACTCAAGAGGTCACAGAGAAAGCGAAGAAAATCAAGGCGTCGTTTCAGGAAGTAAGCACACAGATGGATGATGTTAAGACTGTAATTGAAAAGCAAAAAGAAAGCGTTCAAGAAAGTCAGTCATTGTCTAGAAAAATCTATAGCTATAATGTCGCAGTTAATTCTGCTAATGATTTTATTACAAGACTACAGGCAGAAATTTCTGACACATCAACTGGCAGTAATAATCTCACAAAGGCGACTAATGATCTTTCAGATTTTATTGATCAGAAAGATGCGCTAGTCACTGAGAAGATTGAATTGGATTCTGAATATTCATACAATCGCACCATGCTAGAGATGTTAAAAGATACTGGTATTAAGACCAAGATTATCAAGCAGTATGTTCCTGTGATGAATAATTACATTAATAGCTATTTACAAACACTGGACTTTTTTGTACACTTTGAACTTACAGAGTCGTTCCAAGAGGTGATTAGGTCTAGACATAGAGACAGCTTCTCATATGACAGTTTCTCAGAAGGTGAAAAGCAACGCATTGACCTTGCGCTACTGTTTACCTGGCGTAAGATTGCTCATATGAAAAATTCTGTAGCAACTAATTTGCTTATTTTGGATGAGACTTTTGATTCATCACTTGACAATGATGGTATTGAAAATCTATTCAAGATCATCTATTCTCTCGGTGAAGAGTCTAATGTATTTGTAATTTCACACAAGGGTGAGATTCTAGACAATAGGTTCAATCACAAGATTGAATTTTATAAAGACAAAAACTTTTCTCGTATGAAGTAACACTTGACAAAGGCTATATAATGAAATATAATGAAGATCAAATTCTAAAAGATTTGCATGAGTATATTGATGCAACGTATGGCGCACACTATTCTCAGAAGAAGATACAAGCCACAGAATTTATCATTGATGCTGGGCATGGCATGGGTTTCTGTTTAGGAAACGTGCTTAAATATGCACAGCGATATGGTAAGAAAAACGGTCGCAATCGTGACGACTTGATGAAAATTGCACACTATGCTATTATGGCTATTCATGTGCATGATTTAGATGAGGAAGAATTTAGTAATGCAGAATGAAACAATGGAAGTTATCCGTAACTTTGGAACTATTAATCAAAACCTTGTCTTCAAACAAGGCAACGTTTTGCGCACCGTAGCAGATGCTAAGAATGTTCTTGCAAAAGCTGTTCTTGATGAAGAGTTTCCACAGGACTTTGGCATCTATGATGTCGGTGAATTTATGAATGTCTTTAATCTGATTGAAGATGGTACTGTGACTTATGAAGACAAGCATATGCATATTGCCAATGGTAAAGCTTCAATCAATTACTTTTATTCTGATATTGAAATGTTGACAAATCCACCAGCAAAAGATTTGGATATGCCTGATGCAGAAGTCACATTTGCTCTATCACAAGAAATTCTAAGCCAGCTTCGCAAAGCTGCTTCTGCTCTTGGTCACAAGAGTATTAACATCAAAGAAAGTGATGATGGCTTAGTCGCACTGTCAATTGCGGACACTCAAAACAGCACCTCAAATGATTTCACTCTTTTTGTTGAAGGCTCGTTTAATCAGACAGGTAATGCTGTTCCTTTGAGTGTTAATATTGACAACCTGAAACTGCTGCCCGGTGATTATCAGGTAGAAGTTTCTTCTAAACTGATCAGTAAGTTTACTCATACCGATAAGAATTTGACTTATTGGATTGCTCTAGAGAAAAAGTAAAAGGAAAATATAATGAATGACGCCCAATATCTAGAACTTGCGGCTAAAGTATCCCGCTCATCTATTGCTATTATTGATGCAATTAGTCAGCGTGGTGCTTTTAAAGGCGAAGAACTGTCTACTGTAGGCCAACTCCGTGACCAGTGTGTCCAGCTTGTCCAGCAGGTAGAAGAACGCCAACAGGAAATGGACGATGAAGAGGATGATGAATAATGTCTGATGGTAACTATGTAGAGTACACTTTGCAGCGAATCGAATATGAAGATCATGATCGTGTCCGAGAAAATGTCCACATGTTTCGGTCTGAAGATGATCTAGTGGAAGTGCTTGAGAACACCGCATACTTCCTTCAAGGCTGCTCTTTCACATATGTTAAAGGCCTGACTGCTGAAAAAGAAAGCACTTAATTATGGAATGGGGTCTTGCACCCCATTTCTTTTTTCTATACAATGATTTCCTAACTCTAGTAAGGAATAATGATGAGTGATTTTCTCTGGGTCGAGCGTTACCGACCTCAAACTATTGATACCTGTATTCTCCCACAATCTCTGAAAGATACCTTTAATCAGATTGTGCAGACAGGTGAAATTCCTAATATGCTATTCACAGGCACTGCTGGTCTTGGCAAGACTACAGTAGCTAAAGCATTGTGCAATGAACTGAACCTTGATTGGATTTTGATTAACGGCTCAGAAGAGGGTAACATTGATACACTGCGAAATAAAATTAAACAGTTTGCATCTACGGTATCCTTGTCTGGTGGATACAAAGTTGTTATTCTTGATGAAGCAGACTATTTGAATGCACAGTCATTCCAGCCTGCTCTCCGTGGGTTTATCGAAGAGTTTGCAAACAACTGCCGATTCATTCTAACCTGTAACTTCAAGAATCGTATTATTGAACCTCTGCACTCCCGATGTGGTGTATATGAATTCAATACAAATAAGAAGTCTATGGCTGAACTGTCTATGCAGTTTATGAAACGTCTGACTTGGATTCTTGATCAGGAGAATATCACCTATGATAAAAAAGTTTTGGCAGAACTTATTATTAGGTTTGCGCCTGACTGGCGGCGTGTTATTAATGAGTGCCAGCGTTACTCTCTTAGCGGTACTATTGATACTGGCATTCTTAGCCTGCTCTCCAATAATTCTGTTAATGATCTCATTGGATATCTTAAAGGCAAAGACTTCAAAAAGATGAGAAGCTGGGTAAGCAATAATATGGATACTGATACTTCTGGTATCTTTCGAAGTATCTATGATTCTATGACTGATACAATTCAGCCGGGTAGCATTCCTCGTGCTGTGCTTATTCTGGCAGATTATCAATACAAGAATGCTTTTGTAGCAGACCATGAACTAAATGTGGTTGCATGTTTAACTGAACTTATGGCAGAAATAGACTGGAAGTAATATGTGGAAAATTCTGCCATATGAACAAGATAAAAATATGATAAATTTGCCAACAACGTCCATATTAAATGGAGCTTGGCATGATAATTTTCGTGATTATTTGCAGAATGTTTTATTCGATAAGATTAACTCTTCAAAGAGATTTATTGATGGAGGCGCAAGCTATGGTTGGTTTATGCCTGTGTTTTATGACTTCTGTGATAAGATCGAATGTTTTGAAATTAGAAAAGATGTTTTTGAATGCCTAAGTGAAAATATAGTAAATTATGGATATGGTATTGACGTGACAGCACACAACATTGGATTAAGTTCTTACATTGGAACTGCATATCATGATGATGGCGAAAGATCACATTTAGGTGTTTCTAAAAATTGGACAGGAGCAACCAAACTGACAATGAATGGCAGTCATACAGAGTGCCAAGTAACAACTCTTGACTCGTTTGAATTTGATGATGTAGAATTAATCAAACTAGATGTTGAAGGTCATGAATATGAAGCGTTGAAAGGTTCACAAGAAACAATTACATCTTGTAGGCCTATTTGTATAGTTGAATTGTATCCAATGACTGCATCTACTATTCGACAAGATGTATTTAAGTTTTTTGATAAAAATAACTACAAAGTCTTTGACTTGCGTAGACATGACGTAATTTTCTTACCAAAAGAAAGGCTATAAAATGAATCGTGAATTGATTTTGTACACACAACCTAATTGTATGTACTGTGACATGATGAAAGCAAAACTTGATGAGTGGGGTGCTACCTACACTGTTGCTAATATCAAAGAAGATAATGACGCTAGAGCGTTTATTGTTTTGGATGAAAACCACAAGACTGTGCCTCAACTCTATTATGGCTCTTTTAATATTAATCGGGATATTAATACAGAAGAGTATACAGAAGAAATGTTTCGTGAATCTATTGAAAGGATTAATGGGTAATTATTATGAAAAGTATTGGATTTTTTGGCGCTCTTACGCTGCTCTTTATTACACTCAAACTTTTTGGGGTTACACCAGTAGCAGACTGGTCTTGGCTGTGGGTGCTTTCGCCTATGTGGGGTTCGTTCTTAGCTGGAATTACTCTTATTTTTGTGACCGCTTTTGTAACTGCATCGGCTGCTGTGCTTGCAGAACATAGAAAGAAAAATAAAAAATAATAAGTGAGGCAAAATGAAAGTGGGATTTACCTGTAGTACATTTGATTTGCTTCATGCTGGTCATGTTATGATGTTGCGTGAAGCAAAGACTATTTGTGACTATTTGATTGTAGGTCTACAGACTGACCCGTCTATTGATCGCTCTGAGAAGAATAGGCCTGTTCAAACTCTGGTAGAACGATACATTCAGCTTCAGGCAATTGAATATGTTGATGAGATTGTTCCTTATCAAACTGAACAAGACTTGGAAGATATTTTAAATATGTTTCCCATCAATATTCGTATTCTGGGTGAAGAGTATAAGAACGGTAAGTTTACAGGACGTGCTATTTGTGCCAAACGTGGAATTGAGTTATACTACAATAAACGTGATCACAGATTTTCATCATCCGATTTGAGAAAGAGAGTATCAAATGAATCCATTCGAGTTCGTGAAAGCAATCAACAATAAGAAAGATATCATGCGTGATGATCTTGATGAGAAGGCATATAATTCTTTTATGGTCAATCACTCATTTTCGTATTTTTCTGATACTGTGTTACTTGCCAACGAAATGAATATTGCACATCATGTCGATTCAAAGCTTCAAAATGATTTTTTGCTAAATACTATTAGAAAGAATCCTAAGCGTTTTTCTAAATGGAACAAGCAAAAGAACGATGAGGGTTTTGAAGCGGTGAAAGAATATTATGGATACAGCAATGAAAAGGCTCGTTCTGCTCTTTCACTACTTTCTACTGAAGAAATAAACATAATTAAACAGAAGGTAGATCATGGTGGAAGAAAGAGAGGTAAATCTAATTGACTGGCAGCCCAGTGACATGTTAGAAGTCACACTAAATGAGCCAGACGATTTTCTTAAAGTTAAAGAAACACTGACAAGAATTGGTATTGCTTCTAGAAAAGATAAGAAGCTTTACCAGTCTTGTCATATTTTACACAAGCAAGGTAGATATTTTATTACACACTTCAAAGAGTTGTTTTTACTAGATGGTAATAAATCTACACTTGAAGTTTCTGACATTCAAAGACGCAATACAATTACAACGTTACTCTCTGATTGGGGTCTGGTAACTATTGTAAATAAAGAGCAAGCAAAAGATGTTGCGCCATTAAGACAAATCAAGGTTTTACCATTTAAAGAAAAAGATGAATGGGAACTATGTCCGAAATACAACATTGGGAAATAGATCAGAACTTTATTGATACTTGCAAAGAAAATGTTGATATAATTTTAGATAACAAAGATACAATAAATCCTATCAAGTTAAAATCATTTTCAACATTCAAAGATTTTGAAGATCAATGGTGGGATGAATTTTACATTAGCTCTTTATCTAGAAAAATTAAAATCAATGATGATACCCAAGAGCTTTTTAAGTTTAGATATCTTGAGCGTAGTGATATTAATGTTTTAGATTCTATCGTTGATAACATTGCGAACAATATTTTTTCTAACTCTCATATTACAATGTGGTTATCTCCTGGTGAAGTTGATAATGGGACTGACTGGCACAAAGATCACTTACGGAATGATCCTTGTTATATTTTCTGTATTAATTTTATTGGCACAACAAAGTGGGAATTTGAAACTGGTGAAGAGATTATAATGTATCCAGGAGACACTTTATGGCAATGTGGAGCAACAGCACACAAAGTAACTCCTGTCAATGGTAAGCCCAGAGTAACATGTGCCATATATAATACTGCCAATAATTTTATTTCATAAAAAAGTGTTTTGCATTTTATGCTTGACAAATGGTAGTACCTTTGATATAAATAATGTTGGATGCCAATAATGGGTCCATATTTCTTGCTTTAATTAGGAGAATTCAGATGACAAATAATCAAAAGTTCGCTCGCTTTCCTCGTGCCGCATTCGTAGGTTTTGACCATATCTTCAACGAACTTGAAGAAATGACCAA